CAATTTGCTCCTATATTAAGCGTCAGCAAAAGGAGTAACTAAAGTACCAGAACCTAGTATCAAACCTTCTACTGCGTACTTAGCGCTTGCTATTGCAGTCACTCGTATGATGCTTCCTGCCAAACCGCCTTTTGTAGAGCCGTTTTGGGTAATAACATCATTAGATGCGCCAGATATAAAGGTTTTGCCTGTTGCGTCATCGACACCAGTATAAATGCCACCAACAAACTTATCAGTGCCATCAGTTAAAATATCCATGTCAGTAGCAGCAGTTACAACTATAAAAGTGAACTGAGCTCCTAGATTAGCTGCTTGATTTGGATCTCCTTTGTCAGTGGGTTCCGTCACAACAATGCTTGGAAGAGTAAACTTACCATCTGCATCATTACAAAGTAACGGTCTTCCAGCATGGGCAGCAACAGTAAGAGTTGTATCAGCAGTTAAACTAACTACTCCGTTGTATCCTGCGTTAATAACACCAGCAAGAGATCGAATTGGACCAGAAAAAGTTGTCTGAGCCATCAGGTTTCCTCCTTACGAAAGGTTTCGCCCTAGAGTCTTCGTAAGCGTCTGCTGGGCCAGTCGCTAGGGCTAATGTATCCCAGTAATAAAGGGGGCATAAAGCCCCCTATCTGCTTTAAGCTCCTTGAGAGCCGAATACGCAGCGTGGATTCGAGAATCCAAAGCTGTATCGCTCTCTAGCTTTGTAGCGAACATTACCAGTATCAAAGTCACCTTCCATTGAGGTGGATATTGGAGAACGCTCAAAGTGCTTAAACCCATCAGGACAGTCAGTCAGAATGAAAAACGCATCAGTGTCTGTCAAGAAATGGTTGACTGCATAACCTTGCGGTAGCAGACCCATGTTCCTGATAGCGTTGATGTCGTTATCTGCTGTAGCAACCCTTCCAGGTGTTTCAAGCAATCGATCAGCAACAAACTGAAGTTGAGGAGGAACAATCAACTTGGTTCCCTGAAGAGCCAAGATCATGTTTCTGTCATCAACAAAAGTACTAATGCTGATCAAAGCATTTTCTAATGAGGTCTCATTAAGGTCACTCATTGTAGATGCTCGATTAGCAAGCGTGCCTCCACCAGCTAGTGGGTGGCTTGTGTTGATCAGGGAAACACCGTCACCGCCAGTAAAGCTTGAGCTAAACGCATTGTTCAATACGTTAGCAGCTTTAACCTGCTTGCTGTGCGCCATACTTCTAGCCAAAGCCTTGGTATAACGTGCGCCAAGTCGGTCATAAAGGTTGTCCTCTACAGCCTCTTCTGTAAGCGCAAATGCAAGTGATACGGTTTCATGGGTGTATCTGGCAGTAAAACCTTCAGAAGCTTGGTCGTAGTTCACGCCCTGCCCTTCAGTTTTGACTTCAGCATTACCGAAACCAACGATTAGTACTTCCTCTTCAAACGCTCTGTCTGAAGATTCAGTTTCAAAAATCTCTGCATGCTCGTTTTCATAACGCGCATACTCCATGCCAAATAAAGCATTGAGGCCAGGCTCTAGCTCTTTGGCTAATTGTGCTCTTGAAATAGCCATCTAATTAACCTCCTAAGCCAACCCGGCGCTTTTCTGGCCGAATATTGAGTTTTGAATCACAACTAAAACATTTGTATTTGCCGAAGCAACGTCTGAATTCTCAGGGTCAGTTGAGATATCAATCGCTTTTATAGGCAAAGTTGCTGTAGTTGCACCAGTTGATACTTCAAGCTCTGCTCCAGAAATACCAGTTACGGTGCTTCCAGAAGAAGTATAGACGATGTCAAAGTTACCGAACAAATCGGCAACTGGGAACGCTGCGTCTGCTTGAATTTCATAAACGACATTCGGATCATCAATCACAAATGCAATGATGTCAGAAGCGTTTGTAGATGCAGGATAGTAGTTACTATAAACCTGCTCACTAGTTGTGGGGTCAGTGTACTGACATCCGTTGAACACACCAACTATAGGAACAGTACCACCATCAGCGTGTACTTCTACACCACCTCCGGTAACCTGGGCAACCATGTCGCCCTGAAAGATACTTGTTCCGTAGTTTGCGGCGATTCTGTAACGGCTTTGTCCACCAGTGTAAGGCGCACCGCCTATCATCCTGGTCGGACGCATCCCAAAAGCGGCATCATTATTAGCCATCTTTTATTTCTCCGTAAACATAATCAAAATAATGTCCAAAGCTACGCTTTAGGACTCCCAAATGAAACCTGCGTTTTTCTATCCCTAGAGATAGGCATTGCAGGATTCTCTTCTCGCATCAAGTCATTATCAACCGCTTTCATTTGGTTTTCTGTTTGACGCTCGAAGTGAGCATTCCTTTCTGCCACCGTTTCTTCTGGAATCTTGCAAAGAATCAAACCACCAACGCCAACAGTGCCTGCATGCTTACCATCTTCAATTGTAGGCAATTCATACCCAACAACTTCTTCTGGTTTCACGGGTTCGTATCCCTCACGGAATCTCATGTGAACATTGGTTTTATCATCTTCGCCTCTTATAGACGTTCTTACCCATCTATACTTCATACCAGGCGGGGGTTCAGGAGTCTCTAAGACTTGAGGTGGTGTCCATGGTTTTCTTGCAGTCTCTGTGGACCGAGAAGAAGCATTCCTTGGTGTTCTATTAGATCCTTTTCCTGTTTCTTCGCTCATGATCTTTCTAACCTCATCTTTTGTTTTGCGTATTCTTTGAACGGTACTCCTAGCTTTTTAGCAAGTTGCTGTTCGCTAGGACTCAATTCAATCCTACGATTATTTTGATTGCGTCCACTTCCTGTCGTGCGCGTACCGGAGACTACTGTTTGGACGGGTTTATTGTCTCCTGCGTTATTAAACTTATGAGGAAGCTCTTCCCTCATACGGTTATCGATTTGACTATAATAGTCATCAGACTCAGCGTCAATGCCCTGCGCAGTCAATTCTTGATGTATGGCAAACGCCACATTAGTCATGACTTGGTCTGTTCCAAACCATTCGTTTTCTTCAGCCCATTGCTGCGCTTTAGGCGAAGGTTCTTCATAGACTGGTTCTTGTGCAGGTTGTTGAATAGGCTGAATCTGTTGTTCTTGCCTAGCTTGTTGCTCTTCAGCCCAGTTCTGGTATTGAACTTTGTATTCTTCAAGCTCTTGATTGTATCGATTCAAAGCAGATCGATCCGCTTCTGCTTGAGCCAACATTTGTTGTGCTTCAGCCATAGTCTCGGCATCACCAGCCTCGTAAGCAGTCTTTAACGCTTTCTTTGCTGCTGCGGCCTGAGTCTCAACTCTGTTCTCAAACTCATCCTTATAACCTTCCTGAAGTTTCATGTTCTGTTCAGTTGATTGGGTTTGAGATTGAAGTAGCTGATCAGAGAGTTGTTGATTCTTTTCCTGTAACTCCTTTGCATATTGCAAAGCCTGCAACTCTCTACGCTGATATTCTTTAGCTTGACCTACTGCCTTATTGATTCTGTCTTGAGCTTTTCTGGCTCTCTTTTCAGTTTCAGAAAGCTCTTCTTCATCAATACTTGGTTTAGGTTCAAACTCTTCTTTAACAACATCTTCCGTAATTGGCTCAATGTCCTTAACGTCATCTTCGTCAAGGTCAATGATTGCAACTTCTTCAGATGTTTCTTCTTCTACCCTCCTTGATTCAGGAAGAGCAGCACTTTTGATATTTTCGTCATCCAGCTTTTCTAAAGCTTCAGTTAATGTTTCTTCAGCCATGTTTTCACCTATGCAGATTTAATATCATTTGGATCAAGGATTGTTCCAATTACTTCATCGTCGTTAATAATCCTAACTTCGTGATCATCTTCCAAGGCAAAACGAGCTCCTGCGTATCTTCCAATAAGAACCCAGTCACCTTTTTTACACCATGGAATACCACCAAACTTAGAGTCATCCTGATAAGCCAGTGGGCCTACCTTAATGACATAACAAACTGAAGTAGCTAGATTTTCTTTATCCACTGTAGATTCCAGAAGCTGTATACCGCCTTCTGTCACGCCTTTACCTTTGTATGGAAGAACTAAGATCCTCCATCCAGCAGGCTCTGGCATTCTTTCTATCAATGATTTATCTAACACGGCTGGGTCTAAGACCCGACTTTCCTCGCTAACGTATGCGTCTGTTATAGACGGTTGTGCGAGAGCGTCCACTTGTGGTTCACTCATCGATTTCATCTCCTTGTATGTGCAATGCTTCTCGCAGGTCTTCTCGCAGGGTGCGAAGCATCGATAACTCACCCATGACGAATTTGTATTCCTCCATGTCTTTTACGCTACCAGAAGCAAGATACTCCATGTGGCCTTGTTCGTACTGTTTAAGCTTCTTATTTATATAAGAAGCCAATGCAACTGAATCCATTTATCTAATTATTTCTTTATCTGGATCAGAATTAGGCGTTGAATAGGTTGTAGGAGCCGCCAAACCAGCGTAGTTCATTAGAGGCGCTGTAGGCATTGGCTGGCCATAACCACCAAACTGTGTCTGTTTGTTACCAAGCATGGGGTTGTCGTAAGTAAGATAACCGCCGCCCTGTATATTCGCGCCAGGGGTCATTCTTGCTCTAGCATCAGCAACCATTTGGCGCTGTGCGCTTACATCCTTTGGATCAAATGACGGGCCTATTATGTTTCTTGGAACAAATCCCTCAAATGGGTTAACAGGCGGCGCAGGAGGAGGATTTTTTATATAATCAGGTACAGGCTGTGTTATTAATATATCAGGTTGAGTCTCTACGGGCTGATTGCTGCTAAAATTAATCTCTTGTGCAATTTCATCAATCCTGTCTTGAGGAACGCCGAGGCCATACCTTTGGCCAGGCTCTCCAAACATACCTTCAGTATCTGTAAAGTAGTCATCGTCATAATCCATCATTCCAGAGGTGTACAACTGTCTTAATTGCTCTTCGGTTAATGATGGATTTGGGGTTGTGATATTTTGCATCTCTTGTTCAGACAAATACTCAGAAGGTTGTTTAAAATCTACTGGAGGAGTGTCCTCATCATCATCGTCTTCTCGGTTTCTATAACCTGCATATGGGTCATCTATCTCTCTAGAACTAAGGATATCAAATGCATCATCGTCCATTAAATATATAGTCGAACCGTCTGCTCTTTTTCCGAGAGGCGGGTTTATTCCTCGGTTTCCTGACCCTGACATTGAAGGAAGTTTAAATTTTCCTGAATCATTAAATATATTTGGTGGGGTTTCCACTCCACCAGATTGTGCATTTGGCAATTGAATCGGGCCAACGCCAGGGATGTTAATTGTTTCTATACCGCCAGCCCCTGGTATTGATCCCAATATCGAAGGTCTTTTGCTGATCAAAGCATCTTCTAAATTGACTGTAGGCTTAGGTTTTGGTCTTTTTTTATTTAACGGAGGTCTGGGAATTGTTGAAGTTCTTTCAATAATTTCATCAACATCAATATCTTGAAGCCCGATCCCTGGTATGTTAATTTTCATGATAAATTAAAATATACCTGAGAACTTCTTACCTCGAAGTGCTGCACCGCCACCACGCATCTCACCCGCGCCAAAAGGCTTAGGTGGGCCAGGATTAGCAACGTCTTCTGTCTTGGCAAAATCAACCGTGCCTTGGTCTTTTATGCTGACCTTGCTATCAGAAACTGTAGGCTGTGGAAACGAAGTCTGACGTTTAATTGGATTCATTCGATCCTCCTATGTGGATTTCTTTGCAGCCTTGGCTTTTGGAGCAGCCTTTTTCTTGGCTTTCTTTTTAACTGGAGCTTTGGCTTCTACCTTTTCTTCTGGAATCGGGGTTGCTTCAACCTCCTCAACCAGTTTCTCAATTTTTTCACTAATGTCGCCACCTTGGACTCTCAACCTCTCAGCTTCTCGTGCTTCGGCTTTGTGAACTTCTGCGCGCTTCTGTCTTACGCTGCTCATTTAATTTCTCCCAAAAAAGTCTTTGGCCATATTTTCTGCGGTCTTGGCCATCTGGGCCTCACGCTGTAAATTAATCCTATCTTGCGCAGTATCGTTCTTCATGTCAGCAATATCAACCTGAGTTTTCAAACGATCTTCTGCCATGTCCATGTTTCGATCTAGTCGTTCCTGTTCAATATCAATGCGTTGCTCTGCTTCATCAGCTTTACGCTCTACATCAGCTGCCTTGATATCAAGCTCTTCTCTTCTCAACTCGACCAGTGGGTCTTCGTTTTGTATCTTAAACTGAGGAGCCAGATCATTAAGTATTTCAGAACTTATCTGAGCGACCTTGTCTTCAAGAATCGGAGCCATTTGTTGCTGCATCTGCTGTAACTGCTGCTGCATAGCAGGGTTCTGCATGGCTTGCTGCTGCATCATCTGCATTTGCTGTTGCATCTGCATAATCTCAGGATCTTGCATAGCCATCTCTCTTGCCTTGAAATCAACGTGCTGATAGATATGACCTTGAATCAAAGCGAGTATCTGCGGATTGGTTTGAGCAACCGAGCTCTGATAAAACGACAAATGCACCGCAATGTGTGCGTCATGATCCTGATTCTCAAATGCCTGCGCAGGTTGACCCTGAAGCATCATGGCGTTTTCCATCGAGGGTGGCGTAGGTTGTGGCTGAGGAGGAGGAGGTAATAACTGATCTACCTGCTGAACTCCCATTGCCTCATACATCCTGCGATACGCATTATGTATACCCATTGGGCCATGTATCTGAGGGTTCGACTGAACCATCTGTAACATTTCCTGTGCCAGCATCACGCGCTGGCTCATTGAAAATATATTAGGATCACTGACAGGAATGATGTCTATACGATCATCAAAGTCAGTTGCCATCAGCTGTTGCTGCCCATTGGCTATCATGTAGGGGTATGCCTTGATAGGCGAGTCCCTGAATACCCGTGCCAACAGATTGAACTCGACACGCTGTGAATAATGCATACGCTTGTGGATTGCGCTCATCACACGGCTACCGCGCTCAAGCAGAGCTATAGTCGT